CTGCGAGATAAGAATAAGAGAGCCCTGCCTTTTTAGCTGGCGACGATTGCTTCCAGACCATGCCCCTAATGACTTTGCCATCCAAGATGAGAGGCTCTAACGAGTTCTGGATAGAACGTGGGCTAACTTTTAACTTCTCTGCGAGTTCAATAGTCGTAACCGGTGTTGTTCTTGACTGTAGGTACTTCAGACAAACTTCACCCCTGCTAACCTTTTGTGTCATGCCATATCTCCTGTCATGTCGATTTCTGTTTCTTGCAAGGTCTTGGTTGCTAACTTCAAGTCTTGCAAGAGAATCCGCAACTCTCGGCTATGGACAATCACATAGTCGTTTTCTTCTGCCAGCTTAAAAAGCAATTTGTATGCTCTTTCTTTCTCGTTCATGCTGCCCTCAACTTCTCTGAGATCCTTGCCTTCCAAGAGTTCCAATCCTCTCCTGGTCTAGCTGGACAATTTACTTTTGCTGCCATCTCAGCAGTACCTTTCTCTGTAGCCCACCACACAACAACCTTCTCTTGTGCAGGTGCGATCTCTAGTTCATCTTCCCATCTTCCTTGGTTCAGCCAGGTAGCAGGATGCGGAATAAACTCCTGACCTGTTCCCTTCACCTGGTAATACTTGTTGTGCGTCACCAGAGCCTCTACAGCGGACTTTTGCTCAGCAGGCGATAGTTTGTTCCATGCCTTCTGTGCAGCGCGTTTGGCGACCTTTCTTGGGTACTTACTCCAGAACTCTTCAAACATAAAACCTCCTGTGTTGGAGTTTTTACTGTAGACCTTTTTTTGTTTGTTGAATGTCGCTGAGATGACATTCGGCAAAACCGGCAAACAGACAGGCAAAACCGGCAAACTCATTTGCCTGTAAATATTTCTTTTTAATCATAGGCTTATGCAAGTACAGGCAAAACAGGCAAAGCAAGCAAGCAAAACAGGCAAACAATTGCGCAAACTTGCCTGTGGATAATGCCTGAGCCATTTTCTTGTGCTTATGCCTAAGACTAGAGGTGACAAAAGTGCCAGAATAGATATGTTCCTCGCAAAGACCCCCCTACCCCCAACGGGAGTAGAGAGAGATGGTTCCTCGGACGTTACCGTCATCTGCATGTGCCTTTCGACACCCCTCGGCTTGCAGATTCGACCAGCCGCTGGATTCTTACGGATTTGCACCGGCTCACAAACATCGTGGCTTACCAGTAACCCTTTTCTTGTCAGCAGTCGGGATAACTCATTGCTTACGCGGACAGTACGGTCAGCGCCAAAAGCAAAACCCCAGAACACTTAGGAGGGGCATGGCCCTTGGCATGGGCAATTACGCAGTCTCAGGAAGAAAGACCTTGTAACCACACAAGCCCCACCTAAACATTCTGGGGTTTACTTCCTGACTGCCAGTTGCCACGCTGACAGAGCAACTATATCACATCTCTACGACCTTACAAGTCCACCCCTCTTTTAGCTTCCCCCAACCATGAACCTCGATCTTCCAGCCTGCCCTCAAGATAGCCGGAAGATGCTCGCACTCTGCAATCTTCTTCACCCTGGCGTTGATATTGGCCCTGCTCGTTGTCTGCACCAGCAGCGTCTCTTCGCCTCTGAGGCAAAGTATGTCTCCGATACTGAAAAGGTCTTGCCGGATACGCGCCCAAGGGTTCCAGTGCTCGACGATCTGACATAAATAACCTCGCTCCCTAAGTAAAGCTAGAGACCTCTGAGTAGGACTAACCGACGAACGGCGTGTTTTCTTGGTGTCAGTGGCAGAGATTGTCGTCACGATGACAGTCTTTAGTAGTTGATGAGCCTAAGATTACTCCATCGACACAAACAAACCAGGAGCCAACAAATGAAATACAAATTAAATGTAAAACGTGACGTTGACACCGATGAGCCAGGCGTGTTCATCCTTAATCTTCCCAACGGTTGGCGTTTTGATGACAACGATGGTCACAGGCCTGGCGATTACTCGCATGTTCGTGGCTACGACTCAATGAAAGAGCTTCGTGACGACATCAAACACGCAGTCATCCCTTGCCAATGTGCAGATTGCAGCTAAACAACTATGGGGCTTCGGCCCCTACAGGAGCCAATAATGTCAATCAAAATCAGCGAGATAGTTGCAGCAATAGAAGTTTTAAGCAGGCTTGAGAAATCAAGTTTTGCACAGTTTTCTGATCCAAGGTTTGTTGGAAAGTTGCAAGGTGAAGCATTTCTTGCGCTATACCCGCTCAAACACGGTATTGAAAACCTTAACTTAGAAGTCGAGGTAACAAATGACTGACTATGACTGGTGGTTGGACAGAGAACTTTACGAATATGACAGAGAAAGGGAAAGAGACTATGAGCTACAACAACAGTTGGAACAACAGGAGTACGAACTTGGAGAAATGGAAACCGACGAGGAGTGATTGGATCTTATGCACGCTATTGGGAATATTCTACGGAACGCTGCTCTTCCTGTTCATAAAGTAAAGGAGCTAAACATGAAATTCGCTGAGTTAAACAAAATCAACGTCAACAGCAAGATCGAGAAGAAGAACAACCTCTCGTATCTATCCTGGGCATGGGCTGTAGAACAACTTTTGCTCAACGATCCGACTGCTACGTGGGAGTACAAGCCCCATCAGATGTGGAACGAGACGGTCATGGTGTTCTGCGAGGTCAAAGCATTTGGAGTTTCTCGCACTGCACAACTTCCGGTGATGGACCACAGAAACAAGGCGATCTCTAACCCAGATTCCTTCCAGGTCAATACCGCTATGCAGCGATGCTTGGCTAAGGCTATCGCGTTGCATGGTCTCGGTTTATATATTTATGCTGGAGAGGATCTTCCTAGCGAAGAAAAGGTCGATGAGCTTGAGGCCTACAAGTCAAAACTCGAAGCAGCAGAGTCGCTAGACGCGTTAAAAGCAGAGTTCTCTCCGGCCTACAAAGCCATGAAAGACAAGCCAGAAATAAAAGAACTCGTCGCAGTTTACGAAGCCAAGAAGAAAGCACTCACGGAAGTCAAATGAACTTAGACCGATTTGAAGAGGGTTTGATCGACGACATCCAGACTGACCGCTGCAAGAAACTCTTGTGGTCGGTCATCAACCTGGCAGTTGAAGATGCGTGCCGCGCTCCGTACAACAAAAAGCCAAGCACCGAGTCAATAACCGCGATGAGGTTTTTAATCGGGAACGGCAAGGAAGCCGATCTCGATTCTTGGCTGATGTGGCTGGACGTAAACGGTCCGGTGTTCAGAAGGAGACTCTTGGAAGCGATGTTCTCGGATCACCACGATAAGTTCCCAGACATGGCAAGAAGGGCTTTCAGAGCAAATTACAACTGGTGGAGGCTCAATGCGACTGATTTTAACGACTGAGAATGACCGCAGGAGGGCTATAGAGGCTCTACAAGGCGCTGAATTAGGTTACATGGTAACTATTACCAAACCTACTCGTACAGCGGCTCAGAATCGGTTTTATTGGGCCATCCTTACTGCGTGTTCTGAGCAACTCATGAACCAGGAATATACCCAAGACATCTGGCACGAGTGGGCTAAGACTCGATTCTTGCCAACAAGGATCGTAGACCTACCTGGAGGCCAAGTGAAGGAGATAGAACCGAGCACCGCTTCTCTCACGGTCTCTGAGTTCTCTGATCTTGTGGAACAGCTCCTCCAGTACGCATTGGAGAAAGGCTTGATTTGGACTGATGAGATGAAAGACGCTGAACTAGACTTAAGGAAGATCAATGTACATAAACAAAAAGCTGCTTGAGGCTTGCAGGCATATCCCCTGCGGGTCTTGTTTTGCAGAGGATGGAACGATTGTCGCTGCACACAGGAACCAAGGAAAAGGCATGGGCATCAAGGTATCTGATGCTTTAGTAGCATCCCTGTGCTTTCGTTGTCACACATACTTGGACCAGGGAAAGGATATGTCTCGTGAAGAGCGTCGAGACTTCTGGAACCAGGCGTATATCAACACGATGCAGGCAATGATCGAACGAGGATGGTTAAAGGTGCAAAATGCAAAGAACTGAGGATTGGTTTAAGGCAAGACTAGGCCATGTAACGGCTTCTAGGGCTTCAGACGCGATTGCCAAGCAAGGTACGGCTACACGCAGGAACTACGCAATACAGCTCGTCACAGAGCGTCTGACAGGCTTACAGGGCGATTCATTCACTAACGCAGCTATGCAGTGGGGTACAGAGCAAGAACCTATCGCTAGAGTCGCGTATGAGCAGGCTACAGGCTCGATTGTGGAGCAGACAGGCTTTCACAAGCACAAGAGCATAGAATGGCTTGGAGCGAGTCCTGATGGGTTTGTGGGCTCAGGGCTGATCGAGATCAAGTGTCCCAACAGTAACACTCATGTTGATTATTTACTCGCAAAGGAGGTTCCGACTAAGTACAAGTCTCAAATGCTTACTCAAATGCTCGTGACAGGAAGAACATGGTGCGACTTTGTTAGCTTCGACCCAAGGCTTCCAGATCACTTGCAGTTATTCATTGTTAGATACGAACCAAAGCCAGAGGAGTTCAAGATCATCGAGCTACAACTCACGAACTTTCTAGCTGAGGTTGCAGAAATGGAGAAATCGCTATGCCAAAAGAACTAACCGGAAGTATTAGCAAGAACAAGAAAAAAGAAAAAGACGCTCACCCTGATTACCGAGGGTCAGCGACTATCGGAGGGATTGACTACTGGATCTCAGCCTGGGTCAACGAGGGATCGGATGGAAAGTATTTAGGGTTGAAGTTCCAGCAAAAAGATGGAGAGTCAAAACCCGTAAAACAAGACGATGACGATTCCGTTCCATTCTGAGGAGACAGATATGCACCTAAGCAAACACCAAAGCCTGTTGAGGCAGGCTTATATTGTTAGACCTAAACTCATAACCGATGATTCTCCAGCTTTAGATAAAGCGATCAAGACCATCGAGAGCGAGAATCCCAGTGCCTTCTGGAAAGAGAAGGACTTTGAAAAACGGAGGTTCTATCATGCACCACGGCCAGGCACTCCTTACGCGGCTGCTACTCATGCGTGGCCGAAGGAACTACTATGAGCAACTGGAAAGAGTTAATCGAGAATCAGACGAGGAAAGAGCGGTTCAGACCCGTCGAG